GCGATCTTGGTACTAGTGCGCTTAGATGGTCAACTCTTTATGTTGATTCTATTGTGGGTCCAAACATTGCGTGGGACGTTGTTACTTGCGATGGTGGAGATACCATTTCTGCATCCGCTGAAGTTGCCTTCGTTCGCGTGGGTAATAATGTGACCGTTACACTTCCTACAGTTTCGGCTGGTAAGAATGTGCGTATCAAATTATCCTCAAGCGTTGGTGATGTTGTCATTGCCGCTGGTACAGGTGATATGGTAGAGAACGGCTCTAGTATTCGACTCGAATCTACCGGATCTGCTGTTACGCTCATTGGCGTTGATGATCAAAACTGGTTCGTTATCTAAACAATTAAAAGAATTATCCAATTCATCTTCGGATGTTTTAAGAATTCTTGGATGCCCTCTTCGGGGGGCATCCTTTTTTTTAGGAACTATTTATAGAGTGGAGACCTTAATGGACACTTTAGACTTACATGGCAATTATCACGATTCAGTACAGAGATTAGTAGAAAACTTTGTACTTTTGAACCCAACTCCGCTGAGAATAATAACTGGAAATTCTTCTCGTATGAAAGAAATGGTTTTTCAGATTTTAGACTGTCACGAATTTGGTTATCATTACGAAAATTTTAATAACTATGGTAGTTTAATTGTGACTAATAAAATACCCTTCAACTCTATTTAAAAAGGAAGGGAGAGATTAATAATGGCTTATAATGTTCTTAAAGGAAATATAGGAGGCGCAGTCAGCACAGACGCCGATGAAGAAATTGGCGGCGTCAAGATTTTCAAGAATACAATTAGTGCTAGTGTGTTTTATGATACGGATGCCGAGAGCCCCTGCGCTACAATGAAAGATGTAGCCTTTAAGAAGCTAAGCGGAGGATCTAAAAATGCTTTAGTGACTTATCAGGGCGACGATACCGCAAAAGCCGAATACAATTTGACTTTTGATGGAGAATGTTTGAGAACCAAGAACATCCGAGCAGAGAGTTTTGTGGGATGCGGAAGAGGACTCACAAATATTCCCGCAGATCGATTTAAGACAAAGGTTCCTGCTACTAGTCTGAACTTAGGAAGCACAGTACAGAATATTAGAGGAAAACTACAAGTTAAAGGGAATGAAGGTATAGAAGTTAGCGATGATGGTTTATGTGTCTCTCCTCATCCTAATGGGGCCATCACCTTTAAAAATAAACAATTAATAGTGGATCCCAAGCAGTGTCTCGATATCACCGCACGAGGACAAAACTTAAGTGATAATGATTTAATACTCCTGCATGATGCATCGCGAGGAGAACCACGTAAAACTACCCTTAAGAATCTCTATAGTTCATATATCAATTCTCAGATTCCTCATGCCGAGGGTTCAATTAATAGTCTGCAATTTAAACAGAAGGGAGGTTTTGGTGGTTCTCCTAATTTAACGTTTAACGGTAATACAAACATTTTAAATATAGATGGAACCACCGTGACTGACTTTATACGTGTTACGGAGACGGCCGAGTTTGAAGGTGCCGTCCGTCACCAAGGCGCGATCTTTAGTAACATCACCACAGTGAGGGACGAGAAATATGAAGTCGCCCCAGATGATTACACGATTTTATGTGACACCGCTAAGAACAGTACCACAGTCTTATTACCCGTTGCTTCCGAATGTAAAGGGAGAGTTTTAATTATTAAGAAAATTAATGTTGATACATATAACTTAAGATCTTATCCATTAACCATAGAAGCAGACGAGGGGAATTTGGATTTTCATAAAAAGGTGATACTTAAAACCACTTATTCCTCCCGAACTTTTCAGTCAGATGGCGATAGATGGTGGATAATTAATAAGGCTGGCACATAAAGTGGTTCTTTTCGCAATAGCGCGTACTATTTATTTTGAAAAAGTATCATTTTTTTTAACTAGGAGTTTCATTAATGTCTAATATGTTGAAAGAGGTTATTGTAGATGCGAAGGCATTACGCGAAGCCGCTTTAAAAAACGCCGAAGCCACTATCGTAGATAAGTATTCGGTAGAGGTTCGTCACACGCTAGAGAAGCTTTTAGAGCAAGATGAACTCGATCTCGGTGGCGAAGCCGATTTAGGACTAGAAGACCCAGCCCCCGCAGGAGCAGCCCTCACGGAGCCAGCCGGTCCGACCGAAGAGATTGCGGAAGATATACCTCTTGCTGCGACAGATAACTTTTCGGAGCTTGATGGAACTGGACTTTCGCGTCTTGCTGCTGAAGGTGCGAACGTAGAAGTGAATATTAATTTAGATGCCCTTCAAGAAGCCGTTGCGGAACTTGCATCTGCCGTAGAAGAAGGCAGTGAAGTTGTGGATGAAGAAATCGAATTTAATGAAGCGGAACTCGCAGAGATCCTGGGAAGCGATGATCAAGAGACTTTGGAAGAAGTTGAATCGGCCGGTGTTTCTGCAGCCGCCGAAGAAGCCGCTGACTCCGCTGCGATGGGTGGACTTCTGGGAGAAGATGAAGAAGAAGAGGAACAAGAGATAGTGGATTCAGCCGTAATGGCTAGCGAAGGATTTGAGAACACCGATGAACTCATCGATGACATCGCAGAAAAGTTAACCGTCGATATGGGTGCGACCCTATCCGGGTGGGCTGGACGTTCAGCCTATGACATGAAATGGGAAATGGAAAAAGCTATGGCACATCGCCGTGGCACCGACGCCCATGAAGAATTAGAAGTTTTGAAGAAAGCTCAAGAAGAGTTGGTTTTTGAAAATAACCGTCTCAACGAGCAGACCAATCAATATAAAGAAGCAGTCGGTGGATTGGAAGTTACTTTGCAAGAAGTTAACCTTTCCAACGCACGCCTTCTTTACACGAATCGTGTTTTGAGAAATACCTCCCTCAATGAGCGGCAAAAACATAAAATTGCCGAAGCTATTTCAAAAGCCCGTTCAGTCGCAGAAGCAAAGACAATTTACGAAGCGCTCGAAAGCACAGCGGAGTCTCGGCCCAAAGCCGGACAAAAATCCCTGAGCGAGATGATTCACCGTCCCACTTCTGTTATTCGAGCATCCCGTCAAAAGGACGCTCAGCCAGTTGATCCACTCTCCGAAAGGATGAAGAGATTAGCAGGTATTAAGTAATAATAAATACAAAAATATAGGAGGTATTTAAATTATGGCTAGTATTATCGAAAGGTTGACCGAAGGCGTTGTCAACCGTGATATGCGTGCCGAGGGTTCTGCTCTACTTTCAAAGTGGGAAAGAACAGGTCTTCTTGAGGGACTTCAGAAAGACCAGACTCGTCACGCCATGGCTCGTCTGCTTGAGAACCAAGCAAAAGAGCTTCTCCGCGAAGCTAGCACAATGTCGGGAGGTGATGTTGAAGGCTTTGCAGCCGTCGCATTCCCCATTGTCCGACGTGTTTTCGCGGGTCTGATCGCAAACGATATCGTTTCCGTTCAGCCAATGAGTCTACCCTCTGGACTCATTTTCTTCCTTGACTTCACCACTTCTACAAATGGTGCGGGTCTCCCCCGTTTGGGTTGGGGATCAACTGAAGAGTCATTGTACGGTGGCGCGCGCATTGCTGCGCAGATCACCGGTGGTGTGAGTCTCAGTGGCGTTGCCAATGCCGAGGCTGGTCCTTATGCATTGAACCAGGGTTATGCGTCTCCAACTGGATCGACGGATAACATTTCAGCGGCCAATTTTGTTCTGGTATCATCTGGTACAGTTGGCGGTGGTGGTTATATTAACGGCTCCGACACTCTGACAGTGGCAGAACAGGCTACGCTTGATAGTCTGTGTCAATATGATCCTGACTTATCTGGAACGATGGTCGCGGTTGTTGAGATGACCGGTTCTTCACAGGGTAACTTTGAGCAGTATAACACCAATAATATGGTAGCTCTTGCTATTGGTGCGGATACAGGTGCCAACTTCGGGGCTCAATGTCAGCTTGTTCGTCGTTGCAGCCGACTCGCTTCAGGGTCTACTGGTGACGATCCCAGTCAGTCTAACTGGATTATGACTCTTGTCTTCGCCCAGGCGTCTGCTTCTGTCGTTTTCGATAGTGGTACACAGGGTGTTGTCAGTGCGGTCACTGGTGGTGCCGGTTCTGCTACTGCAGGTAACCGCGTTGCTGTCACGTATCCCATTGATGATAACTTGACGACTGGTGGTGCACTTGGTTCCGTTGTTGGTACCACAGTGTGGGGATTGGAAAACAACCCCAACATCCCAGAAATCGACATTAAGGTCGATTCCGTGGCTGTAACCGCTATCACCAAGAAGCTCAAGGCCAAGTGGACGCCAGAGTTGGGACAGGATCTTAATGCCTATCACAACCTTGACGCCGAGGTAGAGCTTACCAGCATTCTCTCTGAGCAGATTGCTCTTGAGATTGACCGCGAGATCCTTGAGGATCTTATTGTCGGTGCAACCGCTGGTACGTACTACTGGAGCCGCTCACCGGGTCTATTCGTGAACCGCACAACTGGTGCTGAGATTGGCGCATCTTCGGCTGCTCCTGATTTCACCGGTACTGTGAGTGAATGGTATGAGACTCTTGCCGAGACCATCAATGATGTGTCAGCACAGATTCACCGGAAGACTCTCCGGGGTGGAGCTAACTTTATCGTCTGCGGACCTGAAGTTGCTAACATTCTTGAGTTCACCGCTGGATTCCGTGCTTCTGTCACAGCAGATGATGAGGTCGGTTCAATTGGTGCCGTGAAGGTTGGCGCTCTTTCTAAGAAGTTCGACGTTATCGTGGATCCTTATTTCCCACGTGCTGTTGTCCTTGTTGGTCGGAGAGGAGCTAGCTTCCTTGAGTCTGGTTATGTGTATGCACCTTATGTGCCACTCCAGACTACTCCCACTATCTTCGGTCCTGAAGACTTCGTGCCTCGCAAGGGTGTGATGACTCGTTATGCCAAGAAGATGGTACGCGGCGATATGTATGGTATCGTTGTGGTTGAAGGACTTCTCGGTCAGGCAGGCGCTACAAGCTAATCAGTAGCGACCCATTAAAAGGAACCCGCCCTCTTCTGGGGGCGGGTTTTTTACTTTTAAGAGACTATGTATAGGAAAGGAAAAGGAGAGTTATAAACCATGGCCGTTACCGTTACCAATC